GGTGACCTCATAGACGATACCTGTATGGCAGATGCGCTTGGAGTTTTTAAAAAATATCTGGTCTCCCGGCTGAGGGTTGTCCTTATGGTACTGGCCCTTATTCTTATAGTATTGTGCGGACGTAGGGGTATAGGCCGAAAAACCGCCTCCCAGAAGCTGTCTGGCCGTCACCTGGCCAAATGCTTGAACCATACACCAGTCCACAAACATATCGCACCACGGCTGCCCTTGGAGGGATGGATACAGGTCCCTGGCATACTTGGTATAATTATTGCTACCGGCATTGGCGGTCTTGCTGTCAAGCTGGCTGTTACTGCGTTTTTCCAGGTATCCAATCTCCTGGCGAGCAATGGATAAAACCTTCTCTATTGATTTCATGTCGTACCTCCATTTCTTATCTCATTAATCTGTGCCTGTAAATCTGCTATTACCATCCTGGTATCTTGTACATACTCCAATGTCACGTCCGGCTCCGGCCCCTCCGCAGTCACTGTGGTGGTTGTCCGTCCTTTGTAGGTGGTCAACTCCGCAAGTGCTGCTATGGTGTCTGCCTCCAGGTCTGTCTCTACCGGGGTATCCAGGTAGGTGACTACCTTAAGTGGATGGGCAGCAAGGTGGGCTTTCCAGGCAGAGAGGCCCTTGTCGGCTACTGTAGCATCGTAAAATGGACAGTAAAAATAATATAGATTTTGATTATTACTCCCTAAAACAATCCGATCAACTTCTTCATTTCCTCCGACTAGTGCTTGATTACATATTCCATTCCGATTATTCATTGATATCGGAAGGACATTAATTGCCGAAAATCCTGTGCGGCTACCACTAGTGTAGACGCCCCAACAATCCTCGCTTCCGTCAAATGTCAGTTCCATACACCGGTCAATCCGATTGGTCATGGTTATTTCGTCCCTGTAATCCCCGATACCTCGTAACGGCTCCGTGAGGGTGATGGATGCGGTCTTGGACTGGTAGGGTTCCCAGGGAAGGGGTGTAGTGCCAATGTTAACCATAACATCTGAATACACAACAGTATTTTTGGAATCTAAATTTACGTTTTTGAGATTAACAAATAATTTAAATATCGCTTTCGTTATGTTATCTGGAATTGAAAATGTTTTACTGCCCGAAGACTTATGATGAAGATAATTTTTTGTGCCATCCGGAAATTCGATATATAGTTGAAATTCCACAGATACTTCTGAATTTTTATTACTTATGTTGCACGACACTGTGACGTTTTTTCCAGCAATCAATTGTGCTGGTGTGTCTGATTCCGCACAAGCATAATTTTTATCACCAGTTACCGTAACTTGTCTCCTATCAGCAGAAAGTACAAAAGTCGTATTTCCGTAAGCCATTAACGTGGTGTCGTCGAACAGATTAGCCCCCGTCACCGTCACCGCCGTGACATCCGTACTCACAATCTCCTGTGGATATTCCGGGCTGGGGGATGGCCTGCCTCCGGTGTAGGGTTCCCAGGTTCCATCACCATCCTGATATAACATTGGATGATAAGTTCCAGGCGTAATGATACTTCCGGCACTTCCATACAAAAAACATTCAACACGCATATTTTCATTGTTAATCATCTCTTGGGTTATCTGCTTCGTGCTGTTTCCCTGCATTTCCGCCAATACTGTGCTTCCATCCCATATACGTACATACAGCTTGGGAATTGTCAGTTCGCTTTTTAAAATCAGATTCCCAGGCTTTAAATGATTTTTTAAATAATCTAGTTGGTAGCTTGCGCTAAAGGCTTCAGTCAATGTTCCGGTGCCGGATATCTGGTAACCTCCATCCGCAGTATTGATAACGGCTCCTCCCGCACTCTTGCTTACCGCGCTTAAATCCAGCAGCTGAGCCCCGGTCGTTACCACCTGCTCACTCTTACCGGCTATCTCCAGGCCGGGTATCGGCGCCTCCCATGCGTCGTCCACCGTGACATGCGTGGTGTCTGTGGCCGAGCCGATAAGGGCATTGGCGTATTTAAGGTCGGTCTCACGCTTGTTGTAGCCTACGAAAGCAGCCTTCTGGGACTCCACGTAAGCCTTATTATCTGCCAACGCCTGTGCCGAAGCGGTGGCGGACTGAGCAGACGCCGTGGCAGAACCGGCAGCAGCAGTCTTGCTAGCTTGGGCGTCATTGGCATATCCCTGGGCAGTGCTTATCTTGCCCTCCATCTGCGCCACGAACTGTTCGTACCAGCTTGTGTCCGGCCCCGGGATTCCGCCGCCAATCTCCAGCCCATCATGGATAGCATAGGCTGCAGGGAGGGTTTTCCAGGTCACGCGCTCCCCTGCGCTGTTGGTGCCGGTCGCATATATCATCATCTGGATTGTCCCTGGCTCCTGTGTGGCCTGTGCCGGTACCTGCCAGCACATCCTCACATGGCTGTCCGACTTGGACACGTTGCAGGGTACGCCATCCCCACCCCCATAGACCGTCTGGTAGTGGATGTAGAGGTGCTGGGCGGTGAGGTCCAGGCCGTTATCGTACCGTGGCATTTGAAAGCCCACGAACCGGGCATTCTGTTCGCCCCTGACCGATATCTGGTCATTAAAGTCCGCAATGCGCTTGTTGGCGACCGGGACATACTCCGGCTCCACGTACAGCCGATAGGCCGGGTAGTTATCATCCTTGGTCCAGCTTTCGTCACCGTCTGCATAAGCCTGTCTTGTCAGTATCTCATCTACTGTTGCCATGCCTGTCCGCTCCCCCTCTCCTGCTTAATGGTTATCAGGTTGGTGGTAATCCTTTGGCCATTCTCACGCTGTCCAACCACTCCGATTTTAAAAGTGTCATAGACCGTGATTTCATCCGGCACAATGCAGGTGCCATCCTTAATCAGCCTGCCAACCTCCTGGGACTGAAAGTATGGATAGAAGGCCGCCACCTGGACCGTCCCGTCCCAGTCCTGCCCAAACTCAAATGCCGCCTGAAGGTACCCGGATGTACCTGCAATTATGTTGCTGAAATTACAGCCAGGAGCCCTTATCAGCTCCTGGCCGGATACTTTAAATCTTAATGTCCTCATAGCATAGCCTTTCTGCCGTTGCGATATCGCAACGGCCACTTAACCCTCTATCATCTGTTTAAACGCCTGATGCAGGCCTGTACTTGCAAGACCGCTAAAGGCTCCGGCCAGAATGATATCCGGGCTTACACTTCTCGCAATCCAGATGTTAAGCGCTGCTCCCAGGATGGCCACCATGGTAGGGATGTATTTGTTGTCCAGGTCTTTCACCCACTTTTTTGCTATGTAACCTGTAATCAAGCAAATGCCTACAATGACCGCCACCGCATAATTGCTAAAAAATGATAAATCCATATTCTATTCCTCTCTTTCTTTTTCCAGGTCACTAATCCTATGGTTGGCAACCTTAATCTGTTCCTGTATGACCGCCTGAGCCTCCTCCAACTTGTACGTGCGTTCAATCACAGTGTTGTGCTTATCCACCTTCTTTTCTAGCTGCTCAATCCGGTAATTGGTCAGTTTGGCAGATGTTACCACACCTACGAAAGCTCCCGCAGCGCTCCCAAGCAGACCGATGAGCGCCACCATGATATCCGTGGGTATCTGCATATCATATACCTCACCTTTCTTATTCTTCTAAGGCATCCAACAGCTCTGCCTTTTCCTCTTCTGTCAGGCTCTTGTATCCCTCCAGGATGTCTGCCGGTTCCTCTCCCTGATTTTTCCGAATCTGCAGGGCCCGGATAATGATGTTGCGCTGTATATTGGATAACATTACATTGCACCTCCTATCATGTCTGCCAGGGCAAGTGTAAGCTCCGCATTCTCTCGCTGGAGCTGAGCCACCTGCTGCTCCTGGGTAGGGATATATTCAATGGGTGTTATCCCATCGGCCTTGTAAAATACGCGGTTTATGTACTTATCTCCTATCTCACAGGGATATTGCGTGCAATCCACCGCAAAGGCATCGTCACCATATACGCACCGTGCTACTCGGTTGGTTTCTTCATATTGTCCTACCACCACATTCTGTACCGTTTCGCCAGATATCATTGCGAATACTTCGTGTGCTGCCATATTAATCCTCCTATTTTAATCTGATTAAAATAACTCCTGAGCCGCCAGTACCGCCCCACTCGGCGGTTCCGTAAAGATCGCCGCCTCCTCCGCCGCCGCCTCCGCCAGTGTTAGCAATGCCGGGATTACCTGTATCATAACTGCCTGCTCCGCCGCCGCCAGCACCACCAGCGCCGGGACCACCGTGAGTTACTCCACCACCGCCACCACCGCCAGCATATAAAGTGTTTCCGGCTTCGCCAAAAGCTCTTGTTGTGAAACCCTGGCCCGGGGTGATGCTCCATCCGCTACCGTCTGAAAATCCATTTTCACCGGCTTTTATGATCGGCCTTGTGTCTAAGTCATTATACCCACCACGACCACCAGCAGAACCGCCGGACGCACCGCTGCCTGAATTAGCGTTGAGACCTCCGTATCCGCCATTAGCCGTACATAAGACAGCACCGCTTCTTGATACTAATGTTGTACCTCCTGTACCGCCTGCACCAGACAACGCCCCATTGGGTGCGCCTCCGGCACCTACTACACAATTTAATACTTGTCCGGCCGCCACGCCAATATTATAAACAGTAGCAGTATATCCACCGCCGCCTCCACCGCCGCCTTGTTGATAGGCTACTTTTGTAAATCGGTATCCGTTACCACCGGCACCTCCGCCGCCTACGCAAAATATATCCGCAGATGTAAATCCATCTGGAATTACGTAATCCTGCGTTCCGGCTATCGTAACCAACGAAGGTCCTACGGTCGTATATACAGCATTTTTAACTGACGATGGGTCATATACCGGACTGTATATCTCTCCAAAGCTTGTTGTGGCATACCCAAAGCATGTAAAATAATAAGTGGTATTTAATGCTGGTAAATCCATAAATGCTTGTGACCAGCCTCCAGGAGTAACATTGTCTCCTGCTCCTACATAAATTGCATCCCAAGCAGACGCATTCCAAGCTGGATATCCACCCGTACTGGCTTTTATTATTACTCCGCAATAAGGTTTTCCAGGAGCCGCATACGGATTCTGCCATTTCAAAAGTACTCGGCGTCCACTATATGCGGCTACGTTAAAAGACAGTATACTATTTACTGTCATGGTTCCGGTCTGAGGTTCGTCGCTATTAGCTCCATAAAATATTTCTCCGTTCAGTACGTGAGTGGCAATAGCGGTCAAACCATCTGTATCTGCTCCTCCACTGCCGTGTATAATTGCTTTCAATTCCTATTCCTCCTCTGAGCAGCCCCTTAACCATACAGCAAATTCCGTGGCCGGTTTCTTGCTGTAGGAGGTTACCGTCAATATGCCATCTGTATTACACTCTGCATCATCAATCATGTTCAGGTATTTTCTTCGCATTTTTATTTTTTCTGCCTTCTGCTCCACCGTGAGTTTGCTGTCGCTCTTTATCAGTCCCGCATACAGCTCAATCGCATCTGTTGTCTTAAGATGTTGCACTTTTATGTCTGCTGTGTATGGCGCAGCGGATTGCGTGAATGCAGGGATGGTAATTTGTTTGTCATTCCTCAGGGCATTTACTGCCTTATTCGTAGCGTTAATGTCTTTTGGACCAAACACATCGCCTTCCTGGCTATACACAGTCACATCCTGAATTTCTGATTTTCCTTCCCCATCCTGGATTATCTGATACTTTCGGTTGCCCTCAAACACATCTGCCTTGTAATTTGTCTTTAATGCCATTCTTACCTCCTGTTTCCTATTCCCCTCATGCCCAGCCTAAACGCCAGGCGCTGCTGTCCACTCACCATGCTGTCATACATATCTCCCAGGTCCTTAAGTATCTGTTCAATATCATTTGCCTGGTAAATGCTTCCATATGTTATTTTTTTGGGGGTGGCCGGAGTACTGGCCTTCGTATAATAGGCAGCCCGCAGCGTTTTAATGTTGCCCAGCAGCCTGGACATCTCCGTATCCGTCCGGAAGTCCTCCATCCTCCACGCCTTGGTCTGTATGGTCACCCCCAGACGCCCCGCCAAAAGCGCACAGGCATCTTCCACACGGTTCAAGTCTGTATACGCTATATATGCCCTATCTGTGTCATTGGCCAGGTCTACGGCCGTCCTATTCGTTATCAATGTGTCTAATACAGTACTCATTTCACTGTCACCTCCGCCGTAATCTTGCGCCGGCTGAATCTAAAATCCAGCTTTGTGATATTTCCTGTCATAGTCCCTTTAAATCCAGTTGCCACGTTCACACGGTTCCCCAGTTCCTGGTCGTTGATGGTGGCCCGGAAGCTGATGCTCTCATTGCTGCTGTAATACTGGTAAACCCTGTCAAGTACCACTTGGGCATTTTGGGATGTTACCAGCGTGGCATCCTTGACTTCGGCAATGTTCTTATTCTGGGTGACTTTCGGGTTTTCCTTCAGAATACTAATCGTACTATGGTTATATTTAAGCCCAGCCAGAACCACCTCGTTACCTGCTCCGGTTATGTATGCATAATTGTCCCCATGGTCGCCCAACGTCCCCCCGGTTATGGACAGGCTGTGGTAAGGCTCGGAAAACTCTATCTTGGTTGTCCCAGCAAGGATGCCCTTGTACAGTTGCGCCGATTCCACTCCCAGGTCATAGCTGTGTGCATATAACCGGATGCCGGTTATGATGTCACTGTGTTCCACCGACAGGCCCAGCCGGATGTCTCTGGCCGTGAACTCACCGGTGACCTCGGTCTGTTGTGGATATATGTACAGCTGCCGGTCGTAACTGGTATCCACCAGGGCACCAATGGCAAAAGCCAGCTGCTGCAGGGCCACACGTTTCGTACATATCGGCAGATACCCACTTACCCTCGCATCCACATAAGTATCATCCAGGAAGTATGTGATACCCTCCCCGCCCATGATGCTGGCCAGGATGTCGGATACCAGGACATCGCTGTACACACCACCCATGAACTGGTTATTATCCAGAATTCCCACAGCATCCTGTGTCTCCACGGAATACCGCTTCGCCCCCAGCTGCTTCCCATCTTTCAAATAAAAAATCCCCAGGATTGCCTCGTCAAAATACAGCGTCTGCTTCTGTCGTTTTTGAAACTCAAACGCATATGACTTGTTGCGGATGGTGTAGTCCATGGTATTGATGCTTACCTCTTCGGATATCGGATTCAGCTCCATCAGGCAACTGATATCCTCTATCTCATCATCCCTGAACACACGGATGAGTCCCCAGATTATCCCGGTCAGGAATACGTTCCGGTATGGCTTGCTGGTCTCCTGGAAGGTGATGACCACCTTGTTGTAATAATCCACGATTCCATAGCAGAAATAGCTGCCAGCATCCGGATGGTAAATCCGGTCAGCCAGCAGGGTATCATCCCGGTACCATCTGATGTTGACCTTGCTGCAATAATCTCCAGAATAATCATTAAACGCCAGGGTTATCCCCACACTGGAATAATTCTGCCCGAACGTGAATATCAACGCTGGGGGAGCCGCAAAGATTCCATTTCTGTCAGATATACTGTCACTTACGTATCCCATATCATCCAAGGTATCCGGTGCGTTGATATACCCTCCATCCATCTTGGCATATCTCGGGAGGCACATGGCATAGTCCGGAAACTCCACACCTGCCTTCAGGTCCTGCAGGTCTACGTAATAATCCTTGTCATCCGTTATGACCGCGTTATCCTCTGCAGCTCCCAGGGCAATGTCATCATAGACAATCTTAAGGCCACCGGCGTCTGTCATCCTCTGATTCTTCAGCACGGACAGCCACAGATAACGGTATGGACGGTTGGTCTCAAGGTATGTGATGACCAGCTGGTTAAACAGCGGCACCTTGGCCCGGCAGAAATACTCCACCCCATCGGGCTTAAATTCCTGCTCCTGGACCAGTTCCGCATCCTTGTACCAGGCTATCTTAAGTTTCTTGGCATAGTCCCCGGATACCCGGTTGAACACCATGGACACGCCATTGCTGGTCTTAAGCCGGTCATACGTGACCGTTATCACTGGCGGCACCCCAAAGGCCCCATCCTGGCCACTCAGGGCCGTACTGATGTACCCATTCTTACCACCAGGGATTGTATCCGGGGTATTGGAATAGGTCCCATCCAACCTTGCATACCGCGGCAGGCAGTAGGCGTATGGCGGCATGTCCTGCTCAAAACTGGTCAGGTCGTCCACGGATGAGTACGGCTGCTGTCCATTGGTCTCTACCCTTATGTCCCACTTCATCGCTTCACCGCCTCCTTTGTGGTTCCATAGCTGTGAAGTTTAATGACAGCCCATTCATGCCCCAGATGTTCTTCCTGTTCCGGATCCGCAGCTTATCCTTACCCTGGCTGACGTAAGCCTGAAAAGTCAGCGTTTCCTGCCCATACGGGAAGGTCATCTCATGGCTTGCATAGTTCGGATCGGATATGATGTTGTAAAACGCATCATAGGATGCCAGGTCGTCCGTCTTGGGGTAGATTTTCATGGAATAATTGTAGAAGGTTCCTATGATGTCCCTGTCCATGGTGTAATCCATGGTACGTCCGGACAGCTCTGAATCCGTAACGGCAAAGCTGCGTTCCATTGAATCCTTCTCTACCTCAACGTTATAGGCCTTACCGTCCAGTAAAAAAACGTTATCCATATCAGGTACCTCCTACGATTACCAGGCTTACGCCCTTGCGGGCTGCCTCTTTGTCCAGTTCCGGTTTCAACACACGGGCTAATGCTGCCAGGTTCCCAGTCAAGTTCAAGACAATCTGTATCGGCCGGTTCCCTTCCGCCTGCAGACGGCTTATCATCTCGTCCATTTTAGCCACCAGGTAGCCCAGTGTCTCTTCCTGGCCGTATCCTGCCGTGTTCCTCATGCTTGTGGACATCTCACCTGCCCTTGGCGGCACAACGGTTCCGCTGGCCATTCTGGGCAGATAGGATGCTGCGTTCGGGATGTTGATACCGATAGGCAGCTTCACCTCCACACCGTCAAACACATCCAGGACGCCATCCAGCCATTTCTGCACCGTATTCCTGGATGATGCTGCCATAGCGCTGATACCATCGTTAAATCCACGCACCACATACTCTGCAATGCCGTAAAACTCCTTGGACGGTGAGTTGATGTCAAACTCTTCCTCGGCCTCTTCCATGGCCTCACGTGCCCACTTTTTAATGGCAGCCTTTGCCATGTATGCAAAATCAGAGATACCGTCTGCAAAACCTTCGTTGATGCGTTTGGCCATGTCATAGAAGGCTGCATACATCCCTCCGGTCCCTTCCAGGTCACTGTCGCCCCAGAACCATTCCCTCACGTTCCTTGCCCAGGTCTCCATGGGTGACTGGGTCTCGGTATGGCTGTCGTCAATCTTGGTCTTGAACGCCTGGATGATGATGTCCGCGAACTTCGTCCAGGACAGTTCGTTCACCCCCTTATCCTCGGCATCCCCCACAAACCACTTACGGACGTTCTCCGCCCATGTCTCCATGACGCTCTGGGATTGTGTATAGTTTTTATTAACAGTATTGTTGAAGCCCCTCATGATGCTGGCGGCCCACTTCTTGGACTCTGCAGAATCCCCGGAGCTGATGCCGAACTTATCAGAGAACCAGCTGGCCACACCGGACGCCCAGGACTGTACCACACTCTGGGAAGCTGCCTGCTCATTTGTCACACCCTGGTTAAACCCTGCCACGGTGTTGGAGCCTATGCCGGACAACACTGTTGATGGGCTGTGGATTCCCAGCAGGCTCTTGATACCATTCACGAACGGGTCTGTGATATTGGCCTTTATGAAGCCAACCGGGTTGGAGAAGAACTCCTTGACGCCGTTGCAGAATCCATCCCAAAGATACTGCCCCATCCCGGCCATGACCGTTGACGGGCTATGGATGCCAAACCCTGCCTTCACACCGTTTACAAACGGGTCTACGACATTGGTCTGTATCCAGGTTCCCACAGCCTTCATGGCATCCATGATACCCTTGAAGATTCCGTCCACGACATTGCCGCCACATTCCTCAATCTTATCCTGGAAGTACTCCTTTGCGGCTGTCACACCATCTGAAACCAGGCCTCCTATGATGGCACCGATACCGCCCAGCGCAGCCCCTATTACTGCAAAGAGCCTATTGGCAACTGTTGTCCAATCAATATTCTCCAATGCCGTTGCCACGCCTTCACCGAACGCCCACCAGTCTGTTTCTGTGATGAATGTCACGAGGGCATTTAAAATCCCTATCACAATGTCGCTGATGGCCGTTCCGGCTCCTGCCCAGTCAAAGGTCTGGAAAAACGTACTTAGGCTGGTTGCAAGCTGGGTGCCGAATCCAACCCAATCGAACGTGGCCGCGAACTCTCCCAGGGTACTGAAGGCGGCGTTCAGGCCGGCCGCAAAAAGATATCCCAGCTGTGCCCAGTCAATCTGGCCTGTGAGACCCATGAGGCATGTTGCTATGGCCGCACCGATTGCCCCCCAGTCCACACCCAGCACAAATCCCAGCAGTCCGGATATCTTTGCCTGGAAAAAGGCCCCTATTGTCGCACCGAACAGATTCCAGTCAACCGTATCAATCATCCCCATCAGACCTACTCCCAGTGCATTGCCCAGCATGAACCAGTCAATCTGCGTGAGTAACAGATATAGGGTATTAGCCAGGGTGTTGATGCCGGTACCGAACATGATACCGATAGCGTACCAGTCAATCGTGGCAACCAGGCTGTTAAACATGGTCGTGAAGGCTGTCACGAATGCGGTTATCTGTGCCCCGATGTTATCCCAGCTGATGAACTGTGTGAAGCCCTGTACGGCCTCGTTGATTTTCTGGCCAATCAGCTGGCCGATGCCTTCCCAGTCCCCAGCTGCAAACATCTCCTTCAGCTGGTTGGCAAAATCGCTGATTCCCTTGTCTATACCGACAGTCTCAAACATGTCTGAGGGGCTGGCTCCACCTCCACCACCTCCGGACGCATCCGCACCTTGCTGCTGTATCTGTACCAGGTCATCGAATGGAGCCAGGGCTTTCTTTGCATCCTTTCCGGCCTGTTTGGCGGCGCCTCCTGTGGATTTTAGACTTTTCGCATAATCCTCGTTGGCCTTTTTGGCCCGCACGAATGTACTCCCACCGCCCAGCGCGGAAAAGAACTGGTTGATATAGCCCACTGCCGTTGCCAGAAGGTTAATCAAAGTATTAAGTACCGGAGCCACATAGGACAGAATGGGCGCGAACGCCGCCGCAAAACTATTTTTGAGATAGGTCATGCCGGACATCAAGTTGGACATGGACTGGTTCGCACTGTCCGAATACTGCACCAGGTTCTGCATACCTTCCTTCACACCCTGTATGGCCGCCCTCATGGCCATACGGATGAGCATAAGCTTAAACATGTTGGATAGCTTCAGGATGCTCTTGCTGACGCTGTTTGAGGATTTCCCTAGGCCTCTTAGACTGGATACTGCCAGTTTGGCTTTATCGGCCAGTCCTTTTCCCAATGACTTCCCAAAATTTAAAACCGTCCTGGTAGCGAATGAAAATGCGCCTTTGACAATCCCAGGTATTTTCGACAGCTCCCTTTTGGCTGCTACCGGTATCTGGCCGAATACCCGCGGTACGTTTTTAAATGCATTCAGGATTGACTCCTTAAGGCCTACATATCCCTGGGCCTGTTCTGCGCCTTGGCTGGAAGCTTCCGATACCGCCTGTTCTGCTTCTGCCGCATCCTGCTGCAGTTCATTCATGGCCATACCAGCCTGGTTACCATATTGTTCGACCGCATCAGACCAGCTGTGGATTTCCGAAGCTGCATTTCCGAATACCGCAGCCATAGCCTTAGGGTCATAATTAAGGGATTCCGCGCTGGTCGGTGCTGAAACGGGTGCGGACTGGGCCGTATCAGATGCAGTATCCTGCATGGCATGGACACTTATGGAATCCATCTGTTCCTGCAGTGACTTGACATGCTTTGCAGATTCATCTGCGGCAGCCCCAACAGACTCTACCGCATCCGATGCCTCCCCCGCGCTTTGGGCAGTTTCCGTTATTGCCTGCCCTGCTCCATTGAACCGGCTCAATATGTTAGATGATAGGCGGTTTACCGCACTCGTCAGCCTGTCCATTGCTTTTGACAATGTGGATATTCCTTCTTCAAATCCCTCTACGTTTATCTTTGTATCAAACTTAAGACTTCCATCAGCTGCCATGCCATCACCTCATTTCCGGACATAAAAATAAGACGCCCTTTTTAGCGCCTTAGCCCAGTAGATTATTCCAATAATCAATCTCCGCCTGTTCCTCTTCGGTATACCGTTTCCGGATGTCGCAGAGTTTCTTGTTGTTGCGGTAAAACTCCTGTTCCCACTTCTCCAGCTTCTTACCCTTGGCCTTCTTCTGACGGATTCCCAGAACCGTAGAAAAAGCACCCTCTTCTATCTCCATGAAATATCCAGAAAAAGTCCACCAGTGGATGTATGGGGCCGCCCTGGTCTCCATACCGGCCACTTTGTTGATGGCAGGGAATAGGATGGGCTCATCCTGCTCCCAGTCCATGACCTTCTTAGCCGGTTTTTTGTCATCCTCTTCCTGTCCGCAGTCCACGAACCACTTGGCCTGCAGTATGGCTTCCTCCATGTGCTCTTGCGGTATCTGATAAAATCCATCCCGGTACAGGCGCTTCATGAGGATTTCCAGCTTCTCCGCCGCCGAAAGCTCCGGGTCGGAACAGGCAGCCAGGAAAACAAGTATGTTCCGGTAATCTGTTTCAATGGGATAGTCTGCCCCGCCCACATCAAGGCTGGTTGGTAACCGGCCAATCATTTCTCTATATCCTCCAGATACTTCCTGGACTTTTCCCGGTTCTTCCTGGTATACTCCTCGACAGCAGGCTTCATCAGCACAAGCAGGCCATCCAGTACACCTTCATACAGGTATTTCTGGCCAACAATGCATAAAGGGGATTGCCCTGCGAAAATCGTGTCATACACATCAGACAGGAAGATACCGTTGAACGCCTTACGCATTTCCTCGGAAAATTCAGCCACGTATGCGCCGCCCTTTTCCAAATCACTTTTAGGGGTCCCGTCCGGATTCAATTCAATCCCTTCCGGGGGACTGTAATTTTTAAAATGTTTCTGCACATCCAACACACGGTTGATGATTTCCGGGTCTGCCGGGTTGAACCGAATTATCCTGGATGGGTCGTCATTTACCGAAAAACTCTCATAGCCGTCATCAAATAACAGGCTCTTCATCTTCTTTGCCATCAGGTTTTACCTCCTCTTTGACTTCTGCCAGCGGCACAGCCGCCGCCGGCTCCGTTCTTCATGCATCTGCTGTAAACGTCTTTGTAGCAAGTACAAACTTACCCTTAACCCTGTTTCCAGTGTGGTGCACATTAAATGGAATCTGATACCCAGTGGTATCTCCGCCATAGCTGGACACTTCAATGATTGCATCTTCCTTATACGCCACATAGGTACCTTCCGCTGATTCAACTGGTTCCCAGAGATGTACCTCCACCACACTGGTCTTAAGGTCATCCAGCGTCTGCCGTTGGTCCACAATCCCCTGCAGGCGCTCAAACAATGGCTCCCCAATCTCAGCATAGTACGGGTCAGCGGATGCCTGGGGCTGGTAGCTGTCCAGGTTTACGGACGTCTCCCCCCATATGTTGTTCTTTGTCTCCACGTTGGCGTTCATCTCCACGATGTACTCCTCCAGGTCCTTCCCCAGACGGCTATAATCAGCCTTACTGGCGGATGGGAGGGCTGCATCGATATAATGCACCATCCATTTCCTTTTAATCTTTCCAGCCGCAGGGATTGATTCCGCAAACAGCTGTAACTGCATTTTAAGCATGGTTATACCTCGCTTTCTATTTTGTAGGTCACCTGTATCTGTATCTGGTACAGGATTCCATCGTTAACTGTCTCTCCCATGGGCTGCATGGCCATTGCGTTGGATGTGATTGCCTTCAGGAACCTTGCTTCCAGCTCCTGTCCTCCGATATTGGCAGTAAGGCCACCCTCTTCGGGCAGCTGCTCCAGCCAGTATCCCAAATCCAGCAAAAAGTTACTGTTGGCCAGCCGGCAGTAATCCGTGAAGGATGGCGCCACGGCATACATGGCAAAGTTATGACGCCGGGTCTGGTTACCCAGCATGTCCTCCTTGACCAGGCTGTCCCCATTGCTGGACAGGCCATAACTGGAGCCCGGCTCCGTGAAGTCCACATGGATATCCCCATCAACCAGGAACTCCGATATCTTCGGATACTCTGTCATTTTCTGCCTCATAAAATCTATGATTGTCAATTACTTCCCTCCTCTATCTATCATGGCTTGTGCCGCCTGCAGGATATCATCCTTATGGTCGGCCTTCATCCGGTCAAAAAACTTCTTTCCGCGCATAGGAGCACCGGCATAGGCCAGTTCCCGGTCCGTAGGGACTTTTATCTCGTTTTTCTTTGCCCAGGCGCTGCCCGTTGTCGGGGACACGTACAGGATACCCTCATGCAGATAATGGGCATATGGCCCTGGTATGTCAATCTGGCCGAAACCAATCACCGTGGCCATGACCATCATATGCTCCAGCTCCCCTGCCTGTCTGCGCGGCATGTAGTCACCCATGTACCGCATGGTTTCATTGTCCACCAGTTTCTGTACTGGTCCACCTTCCTGCAGGCCGTGGTTCTGCAACACAGCCTCAGAAGGCAGCATCTTAAGCTCCACCTTCATAGTCCCACCACCCTACTTACAGGCCAGTTCATAATGCTGCATGGACTCGCTGCCGCATAACCGCTCATCCACCGTGACCACCGTCAGGAACCCATGTGCAGCCTTAAGGGCCGCCAGGGACTTCGACATGGCCTCCTGGCTGCTGCAGTCTATCCCATCCTCAATGATGCCCTTGACAGCCAGGTCCTTGCCCTGTGTCAGTTTTATGGGACCGTCCAGGCTTTCCAGTGGGATGACCAGGAGGACAGATGTGCCGTCCCGCTGGCCGGTCTTAAGATAGGTGGACTGTCTCACATCCTCCCAGTACACACCCTCTATGGGCATCCTGGTGTACTTCTCGGCCTTCCCTTCCTTGCTGTACAGGTACAGCGTCACATCCGCATTGGTATACATATCACACCCCCTGGTAACACAGGCCGGTATCTGCCAGCCACTTCATAACAATGTTGCGCTGTTCCCTGGCCACAGCCTGTGCCGATTCCTGTGCGCTGGTAAAGCTGACTGAATAAGTACCAATATTCTCCGATGTCTTCCCCCCGGATTCCTTCTGCTGCTTCTCCCGGCGGTACTCGGATTCCGCCAGTTCACAGCAGCACATCTGTACTTCCTCCGGAACCTCTGGCACCGCCTTCAGGCGGCTGAACGTATACCGGTCAATGACCTGGCTGGCGGACCTGGCATAAAAATGGAAGCCAGTTGTGATGACCGGCTTCCTCCCCTTCAGGTAATCGTTGATATAGTACATTTCGTCAGTGTATGCCTGCATCAGCGTCACCTCCCTAATCAGCCGTTAGTGATAAGGCGAGCGATTGGAAGAGCCTTCGGGTCAAACTTAATATCCCAGTTGGCTTTAGCAAAAAGCTGGGCATCTGTCGGGGATTCTGTCCAGCCAGAAGACGGAATCTTAAAGCTAAATCCGTTGGGATGGATGGTCTCGCGCATACGGATAATCAATTCATCCTGTCCGCCGTTCTTCTTAGCATCCCTCACTGTCTCCACAGGCACATCAACTCTGCCACGTGCGGTACGGATGACTCCGCTTCCAAACAGATAGGTGGTGTACTTAGCCAGATCTTTATTGGCTCCATCACCGCCAACCTTCTCCACTGGTACGCCGTCATCCACAATGACCGTATACCCATTCACGGACCCCAGCGCCATCGGCCTCTGAATCCCGTTGGCATCAGTCTGTCTCCAGTATTCCAGAAGCTGGAGATTTTCAAGAGTCTTGGCTACATTGGAATGCATGATTGCAAAGCTGAACTGGTCTTTGTGATCTCCACACGCCTCCGTGGCCAGATCATTTAGATCAGTTTCCTTGATCTTCCTCGCCTCCGCTGTGGAAGATGTCAGTTCTAACGTGTGACCATCCGCCCACTTCTTGGTATAACCACTCGCCCCTGTAATCCCAAAGATTGCATTAGAAATACCAATCAGCCGCATCTGGCGCCGCTTCTGCCAATATCTGGCAACGGATGATACAATGTGTCCCATTGGATCAGCACCAGAAAGCTCTGCAGTAAAATTACGAGCAAAAAAGCCTTTTGCACGGCCATAGACAACGCCTGTCTGAGAACCGCCGCCAACTTCCTCTACGGTAATGTCTGTCTTGCCATCGTAGTTCAGGTCCTCACCTTCCAAGGTGTTGTAAAACGGGATCGTATAAATGTTGCCGCTGCTCTGGATCATCCCCGCAATCGTTGAATCCTCCACAACTGCCCCGGACTGAATCATAGCGGTATAGTACGGATCCGGTGCCTCATTCCACATGTCAAGGAAAAGTTCCTCGTCAAAGGGTATTCCAAAAATCATACCTGGCATAATTAATTATCTCCTTTCAGTTCTGTATATTTTTCTGGATTATTCTGTTTTAAGTCAAGCCGTTCTTTATAGCCCATGGCCTTGAACTGCTCTTTTGTGATCCCCAGCGCCGCACCCTTGGTTGACCCCACAGGATTGTTGATGGGTTCTGTGGCACCAAAAAGATACCCATTCTCTTTCTGGCACGCCTCAATAGCTGCTTTGATATCCGCAGTCTGGTCCTTGGATGCCTTAAGGGTATCGACATCCAACAGGGCCTTGATGGCTTTTGCATTACGTCCACCAGCCGCAGTAATGGCAGCCTCCAAGGATGTGCCGAACTGCATGTCAGCAATCCTTGCCTCATACTCTGTTTTGGACTGCTCATACTTCGTCTTGTACTCCTCGACCTGCCCTTTCACCTGGTCATAATCCTTGAAGCCGTCAATTGTGGTGTTGGCTTCCTGGAGCTGTGTTTTAGTCTGTTCCAGTTCTGCTTTAGTCTGCTCCAATTCTCCCTTGGCTGCCTCAACATCACTGTCATTTTCAGCCATGATACTGTCCACCTGTTCCTTGGTCAGGCCCATGTCCTCTAAAAATTTACGTTTCATACTGCTCCTTTCTCACTACGTTCTGCTTTCTACGGGGTCGCATCCCTTGTGGTGGTAGTTTTACGCCGTGCCGGGCAATTTTGGATATAAAAGTAGCACCCAGGATAATCCCGCGTGCTTATCGCAAATTATAACCCGTCCGTTTCATGTTCGATTTCATCTTCATCCAGATGTGCCATAACATTCATGGAAACTTTCGTCACTGCCGGCTCGTAAGTTGCAAGAAAGATATCCGGCTTACATGGATATATCTCCCCAGCTATACCACGGATAATGTAATCCCCGATATTGGCTTCGTGTACCCATTCCAGTGTCCGAATCATGAATTTCACTTCTGGGGTTCCCTCGTTTTCAAACCAGGCACTTCCATTCCTGACTGCCTCGATAATCCACTCAGGGTCATCCTCCTGCTCCGGCCCTCCCGTCCACTGGAATGCCTCAATTACCACTGGTTTTTTCCTGTACTTCATTTATGCTCCTTTCCGTTGCGATATCGCAACAATAAAATACCACCGGCCTTATTGACTGGTGGTATCAAATCATTGTATTTTTATTAAACACATAACCTACATCCCCATGGAAAACTGCAAAAACATCTTCCTTTGTCCTTTGTTCGATTCGAGGAAGTCTTATTTCACCCCTTTGGATTTGAATGGCGGCATCCGATGTTCCGTTTATTCTCATACAATACTGTAGATATAAATAATCCTCTACTGTCATCCCTGGATAGTAAAATGGACATTCCCTACACCATGATGGTATACTCATCCTTTAATCACCTCATACTTCTCAAAATAAAGCTCCGCCATCCTTCTACAACAACGCTCCTCTTTTAACGCGGCAAATTGGTACGTTTCGATTTTACCACTTTTCATCTCAGTCCGCAATGCAGACATGATATCATCAAACAAATCCGCATCCGTAAATGCACTTCCTGTTTCGAATTTCCTGATATTGTTCTCAACATAATATGCCGTTCCGTTATGGCCTGCAGCAACATTTCCAAAAAGTGCCTTTTCGGTGACAAATGTATTGATGTCACTATATGAGAACCCCCTATTGTCAGCGTGATTATGCACAGATATCACACTGTTGTCCGGCTGACTTCTCAAATAATCAAAAAAATCTTTCCCGAATATCTCCCCTGCTGTTCCGCTGGTGTAATACCGTACCTCTCCGGATTGTATATTGACAGTAAACCCATGCTCGTTTCCGTCCTCCGCTCCCAGTTTTATGGATTGCCTACATGCATCTGACACTTTTGATATAATTTCTTCGGAAACGCCGTCAATCTTAATTTTAAATTCCGCCTGGTCATTATATTCCCCATGTCTTGTTGTGATTGACGAAAGCGCTGTATCTGAACTAGGATTTGCTGGTATCTTTAATCTCTCCCGTTGCTGCCGCAGCCCCATTTCCTTGGAAAAGTCTACGTAGGCCTTGTTGGTCAGTCGTAACCGGCACTTTGCGGCTATGATATCTTCCTTGTCAGCCCCGCCACTTTCCAGGAGTTTTACATCCTGCTTCTGTTTTCGGATTGTCCGCTCCAGGCGGCGCTGGTGCTGCAATGCACCATATGTATCATATTCCCGGCCCCTGTATACCTTCTTCTCGTTTTCCTTCCGGTTCTGCTCAGCCAGCCACTCATCCGTGTATTTGCGCTTGCTTATGCCCGGTATAAAGGCAAAGGCGATGTGGTGACAGTTAATTCCTCCAAAGCCAAGCATCTGCCCTTTTCCGCAAACGGTCCGCATCTCTTCACTGCTAAAGACCTTCCCCTGCCAGCTCTGGTGGTTCTGATAGCCTGTCCCGGTGTTTCTGGCCCCCATGTGCCAGTCCACCTCGCAGTAGTCTGTCTGCAGTGCCTCCATGTTCTTCTCGTTGACCTTATCTGTCATCTGGGCCACACCCGTCATCACCGCGCGCCTTGCTGCCACCTCAATCCGGTCGGACTTTCCAGATGCATAATCCACCGTCCGGATGCCGCTGGCCGTCATCTCGTCAATCACCTCACCGATAGCCTGACTGTATGTCCTGGCGCCGGTGGTGATTCCCAGCATGGCCTTGTCCAGGCTGCGCTCCAGGTATTCAGATAGTGGTGTGAATACCTTCTTGCTGCCGCCCATCGGCACGTTAAAGCCCGTTGTCTGAGTGATGTTTTCCAGTGGCCGCAGGCTGTCCTTGCTCTGTCTCCTGGCAGCATCCACAACCTGCTGCAGCCATTGGTTATCCTCATAGGGCTGGTAGTCCTTGCCAGCAGCCTCGTAAATCTCTTTGTTGCGTATGTAATCAGACCTGGCTGCCTGCTCATAGATGTCATCCACCTGCAGGTCAGTCTTTTCCAAAGCCTTACTAATCAGCTGCTTAATCCGAATCCGGCTTGCCCCTATGGCATCCATCCTGACCAGCAGCCAGTCAATGACCGGCGTAACCTGCGCGGCTTCCTTGATACGCTGTATGATTTCGTCCATGATGGATAACTCCAGTGCTGTCATGGTACGTTCCAACGGTTTGGGCAGCTTCTCCAGTTCCTCAGGCGTCATGATATCACTCCTCCGTCAATACTGGTTCCGGCAGGTTCTTGGTTGCCTCCTCCAGGGTTTCGCCGTACCACTTGGCCCTGTACTCTTCCGGCCTCATGATTCCTGCCGCCAGATCCTGCCTGTCCTGTTGACGTTCTGTCTCTTCGTCTACCAGTATGCTGTCTTTAAAGTTACACAGAAACTCATACCCGGATTGAGTGAGCGCATTGTAAAAAGCCAGGGCATAGGCTAGATCCTCCAGGCAATCCTTGAGGTTGGACTGGATGGCCTTAACCATATTGTATTTCCGTTTCTTGGCGATCTTGGCTTCGGTGGCTGTCTTGTCGACGTCATTGACATCCGACAGATCACCATAAGATAGGCAGACATTAAACTCGATCCGCCGCAGATAGGCATTCAAGCCGTTGATAAGGCTCTGGTCCCTGAGCTCCGGACTGTACTCCTTGTATAGCTCTTCTCCGGACGTCCCACCGGACAAATTCAGTCCGCGGTACAATCTCCGGTTAAGCTTCGGCATCTCGTACTGCGTCTGTCTATCGGGTCCAAACACAGGAGCCGCCTGCAATGCGGTGGCATCTACGTGAATGACACGCTCGCCGCTCTCAAACTCCCAATCCAGCCGACCAAACTGCATGTCTGTCTTTTTGATCAACTTGATAGCTGGCTGGTAGATAGACACCCCGCAGGGAGATCCATCTACTTCATTTTTAATGGGGTTACGGTAATAGCCAAAGTCGGGCCGTTCCACTCCCACATAGGTCGTATCCTCTGGGAGTCCAGCCCAATCTTCCACCATATCGAGCGGCACTGACCGGCCAATATTGTTCATATCTGAAGATCTGTATGCAAGGTTCTGGATATTGAGCACCTTATTTTCGCCCCAGGTGTGTACTTCAAAGCGAATGAAATAATCATGATCTGCCACCTTTTTAACATCCACAAATGCCACCCGCGTCAACCGACCGCGTACATCAAACTTCAAAGGGATGAACCGCTCCTGAGTGATGTACTCTACCTTATCCTCTCCCAGTGGCTTGATACAGAAGGATCCTAGAGCAAGCCCGCTCTGTAGGTTCTCGTTCAGATCCCGGATGGCTGACTGGTATATCTTATCCATCTGCTCGTTAGAGATACTGGATTCCATCTCATTCAGGCAGACGTTGGCGAACTCCCTGCAGATACCCTGTTCAATCTGCAGGGAGTCCACCTGCTCGTCCACCCATGGGGCCCCTCCGCGATACATGGCTGCCCACTTCTCAATTGCTGTAATCATGTCTTGGCTGATTGCGATATCCTGACCAAACAATTCCTTTAAGGTCCTGATTGGAAACATCCTACGAAACACCCCCTTTACTGCGTTTTTTAGCTTATCAAACAATCCATCACCCGCCTTTTACTGGCCTTTCTTTTTCCAGATCCGATTAGTCGCATACCTTGTAGCGTCAATACAGTGGTCTTTTCCATCCGGATATCCGCTGATCACATTGCCGTCCTTATCTCGATCATACTCATAATCCATGAACTCCTGGGCCGCCACCGGGCACCGAACGTTATCAATGACAATCTCCCGTAAAGACTGAAGCCACTTGAAGGAATACTCTCGACTCCCAGGACCCTTATCTGCTCCTCGTGCCAGTAATCCATAAGCCCGGTAATCACCCACGGATTTGTCCTCCGCACTGTCACATGTAATCAGGTCATTACCGGTGATACCCAGCTCTATAAGCTTATCCGCTGTCTGCCGGTTGCTCTGCTTATTGCAGGTGTATTCCTGCCAGACATAGAGTGTATGCCGTGCTGGATCATAATGCGTGCGTACAAAAGCATACAAATCTGGGTACCAGCCCCAGTCAACACCATTCAGAATATTGTCAAACTGCGATATCTCATCATCGGTTATCTCCCGGATTGTCACGTTATCAAATACGCTGCCACCGCTTCCGTTGGCCACGCCCATGTATTCATTATCGTAAGCTTCTGGATTAGTCTCTTTTAAAAATTCCGCTTCTTCCAGAAACGGCTTGCCCAACCATTTAAGCGGCACGCCCAGATAAGTGCTTTCCGTCACCAACCTAGATGCCTTTGGCACCTTGATGTACTTGTTTGCCCAGTTGCTGGCCGTCTTAGGCGGGTTGAATGACTTGAAGATATAGGCAACATCACCGCCACGAATGACGGACTGCTCAATCTTACGGACTGACTCAGGCCCTGTGAACTGGTCCAACTCTTCCAGCCAGAGAATGCCGATGTATCCGAAGGGGACCTTGATGGATTTGACCTTGCCAGGGTCATCAGCACCACGGAAGTATATTTTCTGTCCCGTACTGATTCGGGTTATCTCCATCGGGCTGACGGTTGCATGGAACTCCTCTGACAGCTCCAGGGCTTCAATCGCCCATAGAATCTGCTGGTACACAGAACTGCGCATGGTGTCTGCCACTTGACGCATGACAACGGCATGCATCTGGTCATTCTTCATGATGAGGTCAATGACTTCCAGTGATGTAAAAGATGACTTTGTGGAACCTCGACCACCAGGGAATACATATTCTGTATGTCCATGTTCCTGTATATCAAAAACAACCGGAGCAAATACCGGGGCCACCATATTGGATGGGATGCCCGTGTATTTGACCGGTTGGTCATTATCTGTATCTGGTTGTAATGCCTCAGCCTGAGCCCTCAGATGGACTATCTTAGCCAACTGCTCCTCAATATCCAGGTCGGACTTAAGTGTCTGCCCCAGGGTGTCACGGATGGCCTCATAGGCCCTCACATTGCCTGCCAGTGCCTTTTTAATCACGGCAGCATTCACGGCACTTTCCAGGGTGCTGTCAAGCCCCAGAGCTTCAAGGACCGGCGTCCACTCCGGGTTGTCAATCTCTGCTGTCAGAAGCATGTTAAGGGTGCGCCGGAAGTCTGCCTTTCGCCTCCGGGCCTCGCCGGATGCCTTACCGCCTGCAATTGCTATTTCTCGCTGTTCCCTCGCTGTTCGCTCATGGAAACCATGTCCATTTAGGTTTTCATTGTTTGCCATCACCTCACCTTCCTATCTGGCTGTTTTAAGCATAGAAAAAGAGATGGCCGAAACCATCCCCCTTTTTTTGAAATCATACTGCACTTATCTGGAAAGATGTCCAACTAAAGTCCCATAAGTAATAACATCATTAGCATATTTCTGCTCCAAATCCTCTAGTGGTTTTCCTTCTGCACCATGCCTTACCCTAAACTCCTCAAGCTGAAATAATTTTTCTGCTGCCTCCTCCATCTTTCCCATATAACGTGCTGCACTTGCATCTCTGCTCATATTAATGCCTCCTTTATCTTTTTTAGATAATTATAATGTGGGTGCAAAGCTAAATCAAACACCCCAAATTTTACTTGAAGGAGGCCCCGGACACCCTAAGTTTCAGGTGCCGGGAATTTGGTAAAGAAAGGGCCTGCCGTCTCCGGAAAGCCCAATTTCTTTCTTACAATATATCACACCTTTATAGTCACATTCCATCACATTGTGAAATTTTTTAATGCCTTGGCGTGTATGCGGTGAATGTGCTGCCAGCTGTGCTTCATTTCGTTGCAAATCTTCTCCCACTTCATTCCCTGAATATACCGGTATGTAAGCAGATCCTTCTCCCTCTCATCCTCCATAGCCTCAATCCGCTTCTGTACCTCCTGGAATGCGCGTATCCGACTGTACCGGGCTGCAACCAGTTCCCGCTCTATCTCGTCCACCTTCGCTGCGTAATCAGACAGGTCCTTCTTATCCGTCCCGTGCGGCATCCCGTCATTCGTGACGGAAGGAGACATTTTATTCCGTCTCAGTTCCTCCAGCTGCTCTTCCAGGCGCCGGACCCGCCGCTTCTCCTTCTGATAGGACATTAGGAATTCCTTCTTCTTTTCGTTTTCTGTTTTTTCTTTGTCCACCGGCCTCACCTCCTCCCGCATCCAGCCACGGGCACGCCCAGCACCCGTACCGTATCCTGCCCTTGTTGTTGCGCTGGCCGTCACACCCGCGGCGCCCGTTGTCTATGTAGCACTGTCTCATAATACCGCATCACTTCCTTCGGCAGCCTGCGCAGCTCCGGAACCGGGCAGGCCGCTGTGTATGTAAAGGGCGGCATTCTGGCCGACCATGTATCCGGCGGCGGCTCCCGGATGGCTGGTTCCGCCAAAGCCGCTACAGCTGATGCCCGCAGGACCTTGTTGGCCTTGGCCTGCTTACTGTCTGCTTTCTTTCTCAATCAGGCACCTCCTCCGTACACAAATTTCAGTTTAATGTGTCAATGATGACTTACTTACCAACCCAATTTTTCTCATTTTTTTCATAAATAACTTCATTTCGTAATATGTAAGTCCGGCACAGGTGTTACCAATCTTCTTATTGTCCATCAAATCTTTATCATATGACTGAATAATGTGTTTACCTGATTTTTTATGTAATAAATCAACGCATTGTGTATACTTATATTTTTTATTGTATCTTTCGTAACAGGCTCCGTATTCATCGTCTGATACCTTTGTAAATCCAATTTCTTTTAACTTGTCATCAATATTTTTAAATAATTTCATCATGTATTCCTCTTTCTCCGACACTCAGCAGTCGGCAGCCAAATGTTAATTCAGTTAATAATTAGTTCCCAGTTACTTCTGTTAAATCCAAAATAATCATCTGGATTTTCGACAATATCTGTGTTACGGTCCATAAATACACAACACTCAATGCACATATCCATATAGGGATTATCACCATACTTGTAGACCATTCCGGTATTTTTATCTTTTATGCTATAACCGATTTTTTTTTTTTGCTGCCTCTATGGCTCTGTAATAACGGTCAATTACTGTTCCGTACATAAGGTTCATTCCTCAAAATGTTGACTTAATTTAGCTACTAAATCAATAAATTTCAGCATCCCGCTACCCATCTTTTTTCTCCAAGCTGCGCTATGTGGCTGTCTACGTTGCGCAAAAGAGGACGGAATATTCATTCTTTTGGCAAAGGATGCACACACAACAGCATCTAACAAATCTTCGCTGTCGCGCTCTTGTTCCGCAAGTAATAATCCATAGTCAACTCCCCACTTAAAACAATCAGCCAGGTCGTCTAATGTGATATCTTGTATAACATTGCTTTTGCGCTTATTATCCATTTATTGGTTATTCCTCCAAATGTTAATTTTCGTAATTATCCTTGATGCTCTGGTTCCTTACACAACATGTGCATTTCTGATGTCGCTTTCCTTTCCACTTGCACTCGTCGCAGTTCATCATCCTGTAATCATTCAGTGCTGATTCGCTCCACCATCCGCATCCGATACTTGAAACAAGGAAATACGGTGCTCGTCTTTTCGGATCCACACTCTCAATGGTGGCCTTCGCGAGAAAGGAATCTCCCACTTTATATTTCATCCTGTACCTCCATCAAATTCTAATTTTGACGAGTAAGCAAATCCGGATTATCAAAGATGTTTCCGATAATCTCATATTCGTTTAAATCGCTCCTTAAATTAAACCGTCTCCATTTGCTGAATAAAGCAAAACCGCCATCATTCCACCTGACAGAAAACGCATCAAATCCTGCGAAATTATGTCCTTTCCCATCGTCTTTTCCATATCTGCTCGTTCTTACAATATCATTCTCCCAAATCTTCTGGACGTTCTTATCTTGCAGTCCGGTATACTGACAGACGGTTTCTGGAACTATTTCAACCCATTCCGCATAACGCTCGTCATATCCATGGCCATCATCATATACCGGCAAGATATAGTGATGTCCTCTACATTTTACATAAAAACCTGTCTCCCACTCGCCATTGTCCAATCTCTTTGCCTTAAATGAATATCTGTCCATATCTCCCCATCCTAAAATTTCGATTTAATCGTAAGAAGCTGCACTTGCATCCAACTCAATACCCTCCATCACTGCCCTGGCTTCAAGAACTGCAATATAATCAGTCATGGCAGAAATCTGCATGTTATATGTACTTCGTGGGCAGGTTGGAACAAACCCAAGCTCTATTCCCCTGTCCCATTTATTCAGCATATTAGCCAATCCTCTGTATCTGATAACTAACTGCTGATACTCTGCAATAAATCTCTTTTTGTAATCTGCACTATTCATTCCTTCTACTGTATCCGCTAATTTCATCATGTCTTCCTCTTTTCTCCCACACTTAGCAGTGGGCTGCTAAATATCAATTTACGGTAACATCTTATCCGCGTAACCTAAGACACAGATATACTTTTCCACCAGCTTACAAGATGCCTTACTTCCTCTCGCCGCCTCGTTTTTCTCCCTCCGGATCTGTTCCTCAAGCCATTCACGTATTTCCCGCACCTGCTCCTCATTCGGCCAGGAATGGCTAAGCCGCTTAAGCATTTTACGTATCTGGCTCTTTCCCGCACCGGGGAGGAATGTATCCAGGTCTATCTCCATCCACCCATTAGGAATGCAGAATCTAATTACCATCCTTTATTCTCCTTATCCTCGCCTTAAGGCTCTCCATCACCCAGTTCTGCACGTCATCCTTGCGCTGCAGGGCCTGCATCACGTCCTCATCCCGTGTCCCGATGCATACCAGGTGGTGGATGATGACCTTCTCCTGCTGGCCCTGGCGGTGCAGGCGCTTATTGGCCTGGGTGTATAACTCATAGTTCCATGTAAGGCCGAACCAGATGACGTGATTCCCACCCTGCTGGAGGTTCAGGCCGTAGGCGCTGCTGGCCGGATGGGTCAGCAGGATGTCAATTCTCCTGGCGTTCCAGTCATCCTCGTCCTGCGGTGTCTTAAGCTCCCTCACCCGCAGGCCCGTCTTCTTAAGCGCTTCCAGTAGCCGTGTCCTGTCGTGCTGGTAGTTGTAGAACACCAGTGCCGGCTTCCCCTGAAGGGATTCTATCAACTCCGTAAACGCCTCCAATTTGCAGCCGTGAACCTCATGGACCTGCCTGTCCTCGTCGTAAATGGCCCCGTTGGCCAGCTGCAGCAGCTTATTACTCAGGGCCGCCGCGCTGGTTACGCTGATGTCCTCCCCGTCCTCCGGCAGCTGCAGGACCATCTCGCGTTCCAGCTCACAGTAGGCTTTAAGGGCCCTTGCGTCCAGCTCCACCGGTACCTCATGGTACGTGATGTCCGGAAGCTGCAGGTAATCCTCAGCCTTCATGCTGATGCAGATGTCGGATATCTTCTCCAGGATGCCATCCTCGCTCCCAGGCTTAGCCTCGTAGCTGTACACCATGCCGTCTGCTCCGCGCTTGTCCGGTTGGAAATACCGTTCCCTGAAGTGGGTGTACCGCTTTCCCAGGCGCTCACCGCCGTCCAGCAGGAATACCTGGGCCCACAGGTCATCCAGACCATTGGGGGACGGGGTGCCTGTCAGCTCCACCATCCTTTCGATGCGCTCTCCTACGCTGGCCAAAGCTTTGAAGCGTTTAGCGCTGTGGCTCTTAAAACTGCTGCTCTCATCCACCACCACCATGTCAAAAGGCCAGGCATTCCTGTAATAATCTACCAGCCACACCACGTTCTCTCGGTTGGTGATGTAGATGTCTGCCGGCGTGTTCAGTGCTTTGATCCGCTTTGTCTGGCTTCCCAGTACCGGGGATACCCGCAGCATTTTTGTGTGATCCCACTTGGCGGCCTCCCTTGTCCAGGTTCCTTCTGCCACCTTCTTGGGGGCTATCACCAGCACCCGGCGTACCTGGAAACGGTTATACTTAAGCTCCTTAATGGCCGTCAGTGTGGTGACCGTCTTGCCAAGGCCCTCAACCCATATCTAAGAACAGGCCTAGCTTTTTAATCTCAATGATTTGATTAATACAGTGCTGCTGATAGGCATGTGGCTTAAATATCATAGGGCATCACCTCCTTTTGTGCTTATTTTCCATCGGACTGGACCTCTTTCTCGAACTGCCGTAACTTCATTCCGCAGTCACAATCCTCTAAAAACTGCTCCACTTCCCGGATTCCTCTAAGCACCCTTACGTCCTGCCCCATATCCAAGAGGCGTCTTATCTGCACCTTCTGCAGGGCACTCAGTTTCCCACTCTCGGCCTTAAGCTCCACGAACACCGGCCGCATACCGGGCAGTATCACTATCCGGTCCGGCACCCCATCGTTGCCGGGGCTAACCCATTTATAGGCCCGGCCTCCCAATTTCCTTACCTCCCTCACCAGGACCTTCTCAATATCTCTTTCCAACATTGTCATACCTCCAAATACCAAAAGTGGTTTGGCGTAGGGCCGTCCTCATCAAATTGGTGGAATGTTTTAACCCCCAGTTCTTTCCGGGCGGCTTTTAATTCTGACCTTTTAAAACCTTGCTTTTTCGCCGCCTCCCTTACGTCATCACACAAATGACACTCCCTATCTTTTAATAAATTTTCCAGCCAGTCCCTGCAATCAATAGCCTCCATGCTACAAACATCCTCCTATATCGCGTATTGTGTATATATCAGGTGTGTTAGGTGTTATGTGTGTGTATCTATTCTATCTATTTTTATACTTATATAGATAATTGGTAGTCATAGTAGTTAGATACTAGAAAACCTTGTATTTTCAATACTTTTCTTGTCTACGTTATCTGGCTACTATATTGACTACTGACTACTTACTGCATGACTACCAACTACTTTCTGACTATTTTCAAACTACTACATTAAGTAGCCATGCGCTCAAATCCTTTTTGGTTTCCATAGGGTCCAAATCTTCTAGGAGTTTTTATCCTCTTCCATCCTTTGGTACTTAGCAGGATATTGTTGATTTCAGTGCTGTCACTGCGCTTCATGTACCTCTTTTCACCTCCATAACACTCCTCCCAAATCTCTACTGCGCACACTTTATCTCTCTTAACGAGCTCCACGCTCTCATCATGCTGGAGGAATCCATTTAAAAACTGTCTCCGCTGACCGATGGTCAGTCGGTCCCAATTTGACGGTATTGGTTTCTCCAGGAAGTCCTGAATAACCCCCTCTTTCCCTGACAGCTCCCTGTGGTTCTCCTGCTGCTCCATGGCCATGGCCTCTATCTCTTTAGACAGATACAGCGGCTCCCCCATGGCCCAGTACATATATGCTTCGGCCCATATCTGGTCCACCTCCTGCGGCATATCGGCCCAGATGGATTTCTGTGCCGGATGCAGGCCCACATCCACCGGCCAGAACCGGCGGTTCCCGGTCGCGTCTTTCAGAAACTCATTGTCGTTACTGGTCCCGAAGAACACACAACGCCTTGGGTGCTTCTCCGTCTGCCTGCCGTAGGCCGCCCTGTAGATGTCATAGCACTTGCTTAAAAACTGTTTGATGGCGGACGTCTCCTGTTTCGTAAAGGCCGTAAGCTCCCCCACCTCATTAATCCAGGTTCCCTGTATCAGCTCCGCGGCGTCCTTGCCCTCAAATGACGTAAGGCTGTCTGAAAACCATGCTTTTCCCAGATTGGCCAGAAACGTACTCTTGCCTATCCCCTGCGGCCCCGTAATGATGGGCATGTTATCGTACTTTACGCCGCCCACGATCGCCCTGGCCACAGCCGCGCACAAAGATTTACGCATGACTGCTCTTGTATAAGGCGCGTCATCGGCTCCCAGGTAGACACTTAACAGGGTATCCACCCGTTTTACGCCATCCCACGTAAGGCCCTGAAGGTACCGCTTGACCTCATTAATCTTGTTCTGCTCGCCCACAATGGCCAGGGCGTCCGTCATGTTGTTCCGGGCCGTGATGCCGTAATAGGTCTCCATATACCAGTAGAAGCCGGAAATGTCCGTATCTGTCCACAACCGTTTCTCAGTCTCCCTGTTCCATGGCACCGCGCCTAAGACCAGCCCCCTGCCTGCGAATTCATCTGTGACAATCCTGCCTTTCAGCAGGGGGTCATTCTGCAGCACCAGGATGATGTTGTTCACGGTCTTTTTGTAATTCCCGTTCCCGTCCACCGCCAGCCCTCCCAGCCAGTCCAGGCTTCCAGAATCCGGCCCCGTGGTTCCTTCAGCAGAGGCGAACGCCGTCACAGCCTCCTCATGTTTCTCCCGTGCCATCCGGTCAGCCACGGCCTTGTCAGCCACCGCCAGCTTGCTCATGGCCACGAAGGACGGCAGCTTGTTTACTGGTGTTCCATCTTTGGCTGCGGTATCCTTATCACCATACATGTGCAGCCGGACCAGGTCGAACGCGTTGACCAGCTGGCCGCAGCAGGGGTCGTGGGAATGGTGGGAGTACAGGAACAGGCCGCCGTCATATACGATGGCGCCGCCGGTTGTCTCGCCCCCGGTGTATGTGTAGCGCCCTGTTGTGGCCGTCTCCTCATACATCCCCGGTATGAACCGCTCCATTGCCTCCACGATGCCGTACGTCCGGCAGAATGCGCCTATGATACCCCGTTTTATTGTGGGGTCCTCCTGCTTGGCCAGCCTGCGCCGCTCCATTGCCTCCGCTCCTGGCACCTGGGGCCACTGGGTGACGTCCTTCCAGTCCCCGTACATCCCCAGCAGCCCGTCCAGGCTGCAGAACGGCTTGTCATATACCTGATATACGTATTGACTGTCGCTGCAGCAGCTTGGCCAGTACATGAGCCTGTGAGGCTCAAACGTAGTCGGGTCGCAAAGTTCAATTCCCAAAAGGGATGCCAGTTTTCTTGCTGCCGGCTCATACTCGTCCGCCGTTGCTGTCCTGTCCACCGGTACGATGACACGCAGCCTCGGGGCATACCCACTGTGTTTCCGGGTGCTGTACACGGCCGCGGCGCACCCCAGCCCTCCCACGCGCCTCAGGATATCGTCCGTCTGCCCCGCGGGAATATTGTCCAGGTCCAGTGTGAGCAGGTCTCTGCCCTCCACATGGTCCTGCTTCCTGCGGTTTTCCCGAAGAGTACCGCCTACGAACCCGCCTATGTCCTTAAGTTCATCCTGCTGCACTTTCGGAAAAGCAAGGTACTGCTCCAGTGTCTCGTCGCCCCTTACCGGAGTGCTGAGCTTTTCTGTAAACTCGGACCACATGATGGTGCTTCCCGGCCACTGTATTGCCTTACGGCTTCCTGCTGTGCTTATATGCAGCATCCTGTTATTCTGCACCCTGCTCCCTCCTAGTCCTTCATGTAGTAGTCATTTTCAAACCCGGCGCCCTTAAGTACCAGCCCCGGCGCCCAGGGTATCGGTTCGGCCATCAGGCCGCATATTTCGTCCACTGTCGTTTCCATGGGCGCGTCGATGATAACCTCGTCATGCACGTGGAACACCACCTGCAGGCCTCTGGCCGCAATCCGTTCCAGAGTCACAGCCAGACAGTCCCTGGCGATGGCCTGGACAATGTTCTCGGTCATCTTTCCGCCATAGGTCGATGTAACCTCCCACTTTCGGGTCTGCTGTCCCATCGTGTGGTAATGAATGGCTGTTTTCCCGAATTGGTTCTCCTTTAGAAATGGTCTGCAATAGTACAGCTTCCGCCCGCTTGGTAACTGCACAGTAAGGAAAGACTGGCCGTAAATGAGGTCCCCTTCCAGCGCGAAAATGAGTCCGTTGATACCCTGCGGCTGCGCCGTCTCCATGACGGTGAGAGCCGCGTTCTCCACGGCGTACCACAGGCCACATATCTGTCGGTTCGCCTGGCGCCACCGCTGCACAATGTCCGGCAGCTCCTCTTCGGTTAGCCCCATCTTAAGCGCGCCCATGGCAATCAGGGAATTGGTGCCACCCTGATACCCCAGGGCCAGCGTGGCCACCTTCCCTTTCTGCCGCAGGGCATATTCAGGGTTGCCTTTCACAATCCGCTCCACCGGGACACCGAACATCTGGGAGGCGGTTGCCTCGTAAATCTTCCCATGGGTGGCAAACACCTCGTTCACCCATTGCTCTCCGGCCAGCCATGCAATCACGCGGGCCTCTATGGCGCTGAAATCAGCCACCACGAACTTATGACCTTCAGACGGGATAAAGGCTGTCCTGATAAGCTGGGAGAGTGTGTCGGGCACATTTCCGTAGAGCAGCTTAATCCCGTCATAGTTCTTAGCCTTCACCAGCTTCCGGGCATAGTCCAACGTCTTGATATAATTTCTGGGAAGGTTCTGTAACTGTACCAGCCGTCCGGCATACCTCCCGGTACGGTTGGCCCCATAGTACTGGGTAAGTCCGCGCACTCGGTCTCCCTCTCCCCTTGCCGTGTCCATTGCCATGTATTTCTTAACAGACGTCTTACCCAGCTGTTGCCGGATTTCAAGCACGCGCTGGATCCGTTCCTTCGGCTGGTCCTTAAGTAGGTCCGCCACCGTATCCTTTTTGAGGTTTTCCGCTTCCGTGCCGTTATCCCTGAGCCACTTGAGGAGCTGCTGCTGGCTGTTCGGGTTCTGCAGTCCGGTCAGGCCGATGGCCTCATCCGTCAGCTTCTGGGTGCTGACGCCGTCTATGTACAGCGCCCCCTCAATCAGCCCTGTATCCACCCGGACACCATAGGCATTCATAAGGACATCCATCTGCCACAGGCGCTCCTCTTTCTCCGGCATCGGGAACAGGTCCAGCCGCTTCAGTATCTCATGCTCCGTGACCACATCCTGCTTACAGTACTCCTTGAACAGCTCCCACCTGTCCGGGTCATGCCATGGCTGGTTCCACGTCCGCCCCCCATTGGTCCTGGTTGGCTTGCAGGGAACACAGAAATACCGTATCAGCGCCTTGCCGACCGCAAGCTTCTGCTTGTCCTGCGGCAGCCCGATGGCCCTTCCCGTGGCATCCAGGCCGGCGGTGTATCCGCAGTACAGGCCGTGCGCCATGGTACAGCGCCACTGCTGAATCGGTGTCTCATAACCGGCGCGGTTCAGACAGTACCACTCGAAAGCCGCGTTATAAGCGTGCTTAATTACATTGGGGTCCCTCAGGGCATCTTCCCATATCTCTGGTGGAAATGATTCATCTGCCGTAAGGTCTATGACTTCCACCGGCCCGTCATCCCACTGGTACGCAAACAGGAGGATCTTAAAATCCGGGGACTGGGCGTATTTGTAAGCCCCGGCCTTGCTGATATCCACGCTGCTGCGTGTCTCTATGTCTATGCTGAGATGATGTTTCGCCATCCGTCTTACCTCCTGTCAGGTTGAGGGGCCGCGGGGCCCCTCTTGTGCTCATTAATATGGCATTCCCGTGATTGGGTTGACAGCAGCAGGCGTCTGCGCCCATGGGGCGGTTTGTGGCTGCGGAGCATAACCTGCGGCTCCTGAGGTTGCCGGCATGGCTGCCCCATACTGCGGCGTGGTTGCCTGTGGTACTGGTGTCCCAAAGGCCTGTGCGGCACTTGGTGCGCTGCCTCCCAGGGAATCACCGTCTCTCAGCTTCTGTACCGGCCCCAGGCCGCAGCCAATCCCCTTTTTGCCGCCAAAGGCATAAGGATAGAAAGAAACATTCACGCGCCCATACATACCGCTGTATACCTCTGACTGGTTGATAATGGGGTTCCCCATTTTGTCAACTATCTCAGGTGGATAGTCTGCCTTGGCGCTGGCTGTGAACACCCAATTGCCTTTGCACTCAGGCCCGAAGGCCATGCCATCGGATGGCCTTACGCCATCCCCGTCATAGACCGGCACTGGGACAATTGGCGGGCACTGCCCGTTCCATTTCTCGCTGATGCCCCGCTGCTTCGCGGCCTCAATGGCCGCATTAATCCTTCCCATGGTGTCCGTGTCAGTCTTCGGCACCAGCACAGTCACCTGGTACTTCTCCTCCTGCCCTGGCTGATAAGCGTAGGGTTTAAACAGGTGCACATAGGACAGCCTTACTTCTCCGGTTGTTACATTCGTTAATTCATTCATAATAAAATGTCCTTTCATCTTTATATTGCCCCCTCTGGTTTATAATCAAGGAAAAGGAGGCGTTTTTATGAGACAAATTGATAAGCTTCTACAAACCCTTGGCGAACCATATGATATCCAGGGGTTTGATGGTGAGGACTGCATCCATAGGACATTCGGCAACTACGAATTTGAGGTTTCTGGTACAAACCGCAAACGCTGTATTTTATATGTATGGACAGTCTCGCCTAAAGAAGTGGTAGCGATATATAAGAATATCCCAACCGAACACCTTAAGGATGTCCTGGGCTATTATGCTTCCATATACCAAAACATTCCGGACCAAATCCAGGTCGAACGCCAAGATATAAAAGTATGACCCCTAAATCCCTTCTGGAAAGTTTCCTTTCTTCGATGACCCGGTCAAGTTCTTCGATGTCCTGAGGGTCATCCGTTTTTAATTCAAATCTCCTAAGCTCGCCCAGTGTACGGCTGCCGGGCGGGCTTATCTTAGCCTCATCCATAATCAACTTTCCTCCCCAAACGCCTCCGCGGCACTTACTTTATTTGTGATTGCTGGTCGATTATCTGTTTCTTCTACTAATGCCGGCTTCCCTGGCTTCTTGATGACCAATTCGCCTACAAGCTCCTGAAAATCATTCTTACCTACCACCTTCTCCACCTGGGCCAGCGAGAGCGGTTTACGCTCCCATAGGATGGTTTCTGATATTCCGTTTGATGTAAGGGCACTGAACGCCTTATCCATGTCGGTCCAGTCCCTGGAGCCGCGTCCCTCCACGGCCTTCCAACCGGGCACTTCTTTCCCGGCCAGGCAGTCCGCCAGGGCAACATCCTGGGCATCACTGAGCCACTTCGCCACGTCCCTGCCCTTAAGCAGGTACCGGCCCAGCTCTTCATTTGTGAGGAGTTTTGGGTCTGTCCCCACCAGGAAGGCCAGTTCCACGTTCTTTTCCGCACGGGCCTTGCATCTTCCTCTGGCCCTGCAGTACTTACATGTCTTTGGCGCTGGGGCAAACTCGCCTTCGCCCTTTATGGCTAACGCTGCCCGTTCCTTGACATACTCCCCGAACTGCAGCATCTCATCCAAGGTACACTCCCATTCGGATATACCGTCCGGAAGCCGTGGCTGTACAATAGACAGCCTCACGGTCCTGACCTTGTACAGCAGACGGTATGCTTCGTAAGCCCCTAAAGCGTACAACAGCATTTGGGGATTCCACTCCGCCTTCACGCGGCCGTCCGGACTCTTCCCATACTTGAAGTCAATGACGTGCAGGATATCCGCGCCAATCAGGATACAGTCGGCTGTCCCGAATCCCTCCGGTACGTATGTACTGAGGTCCACCTGCTTCTCAATCGCCACGTAAGGGCTGGATGGGTATTTCATGGCCACAGACTTGATGTAGTCCAGGTAATCATCCGTATAGCCTGTCATCTCTTCATCCCACAGTTCTTTTTTCTTCAGCTTGTTGATAGCCGCCGTCAGCTTTCTCTTTCCAAAATCAACCGTGTAGAAGTAATTCCTTACTTTAAGTTCCGCCAGCTCGTGGGCCAATGTCCCTTCCGCCGCGGCCGTCCCTGAGGGGTTGTCCGGGAATTGCTCTTGGAGCCTGGCGCTTGGGGTGCAGGCCATCCACTGATAGGCACCCGATGCACTCAGGAGTGCGTGGGCCCTCTCTGCGTGTCCCCCCATCATATCTGTGCCCCCATTCCCCGGAGCGCGGTTGCGAACGCACCATACTGTCCCGGCTGCAGGGACGGCAGCGCCTCCACCCCGAAGCTCCGGATAAGCTGGAGCAATTCCGGCTGCTTGCCTGAGTCCATGAGCGGGATAGCTGCCCTTGTCAGGTCATCCAGCGTGTAACTGGGTGCCGTTGTTGGAACCGGCTGCGCGGGTGGGGTGACAGGGGCCTGCTGTACGGGCGCTGTGTAGACCGGTTGTTGTACCGGTGGGGTGACGGGGGTCTGCTGCACAGGAGCCGGTGCCAAGGTTTCCGGGGTAACCCCCAGTGTACTCTCCGCCGTAGGCCCCTGGGATGTATTACCGCCGGAAGGAGCCTGCCCCATCAATCTCCTTGCAAATTTCACCATGTCCTCATAACCTTCAAATACTACTGTCATTGTCATAGTCTTAATCCTCCTTGTTTTTACGGTTTTTAGCTAACTTCTCTATGTAGATGGTTTCACCCAATCGATAGACATTAAAATCATTCCGGTTATTATTCTTTTTCCAGCTCCGCATGGAACCAGCCTTAGATGCCGCCTTTTTGACATCCGGGTATGAAAGGCACATTGTCCTGTGTGTGGATGACAGAAATTCCAGCAGGGCCTCTATTTCTACGCTTAATGATGCCCTAATCTTTGCCGCTTCCGGAATCTTGACATCGAACTTTATTTCCATAACATACTTCTCCTTTTCATCCACGTATCTGATATTTTCGCTGGTAATCATGTCCCCATAGGTCAGACCGTCCGTGCCAGGAATTTCCGCATCCAGACTTATTGTCTGTATCATTGTAGTCTGCTTACTGCGTTCGCTGGAGATGTGGCTGCGGATAGTCTGGTTCACGATGGTCCGGAACGACCATTGGTGCAGGTCAGGCCTCGCGAACCACTTCTTGACCGCATGAACATATCCAAGGGCCGCTATGTCCGTCAGCTCACTGTCCAGGTGCTGGTTCCGGATGGCCCATTGCAAGCAGTCATGGTTGTCTGCCGCAAACTGCTGCTCTTCGGGGGTGAGTGGGGTGAGCATGACACGTTCCATGGTTTAATCGTGCCCCCCCCCCACTATTTTGCCTTTTTTCTTAGTTCATCCAACGCAGTAAGGTATAACGTCTGAAGGGCCGATGCCTGGTCTCCTATATCATCACTGGATATCGCTTTTGAAACACTTGAAAGAAGGGTAACTGTAAGAGCAACGACGTCTACATAATTGCCCCGTATCGTTGTCTCAACTTTCTCCCCGTGTGCTTCAATCCCTACGATGGGTACATTCTTTTCAGCTTTTATCATTGATTTTTCCTCCTGAATCCCTTATACTAAGGGTGATTAGATTATCTTGCTATTGGACCTTCGGACGGCTCCACCCGTCGGGGGTCCATTTTTTGTATGACCGGCACGGCATCATTCGGCTCCGCTCCGGGCATCTATTCCTGTACCGACATGTCCGGCACACATCCTCTATCATCGTCTGCCACCTCCTTACTCTTTGACATAGACAGACTTGGTATCGTTGTCATATATCAGCCACAGCGTGTCGCCGGCACTATCCACAATCATGGCCTCGTTGTCATGTACGGTCAATTTAAAATAGCGCATCTCAAAACCCTCTGACTGCAGCCACTTGCGGATTGCGTACTCCGCGATGCTCTTTGCACCTTTAATCATCTTCCTCACCTCCCTTCAAATTGCGCCCATGGCCAGCGCCATGACCACTATAGCTACCATCCACATCCCCAGCAGCCAGATGACCGCCGGCACAATCCACTTGGCTGCCTTCATGATTGGGCTGTCCCGGCGTCTCCTGCACCGTCGGAAGGTCACCATACGCCTGTGCCCCATGATGTTGGTGAGTACTGCTGTTCCTGGCCCGGTGATGTCCACACGCCAGCCGGGATACTGGACCGCTGCTTTGGTGCGGATGGCTAACTCAGTTACTTTCCTCATTGGCTTGTCCCTCCTTCCTGTGGCATTTCCAAGCCCGTCCGCTCCTCAAAATACTTCCTTGATATCATTCCGGGACGGGTCAAAAATCCTTTTTCCTTAAGCTCCTGATTCAGCTTCCCGATGACCTTGTACGCATGGCTCCTGGAATATGACAGGACTTTGGCGACATCATCAGCTGTCATTAATGGATCTGCCATGGATTTTCCTCCTTTCATTCGCATTACATGTCCTGATATACAACCGCATAGTTCTTCCGGTTTCCTTTGGAATCGACATAAGGAATCATTGTAGGGTAGATGTTTTCTACCAGCCACAGCTTCGCATCTTCCAATACAGAGGGCTTATACTGTACTGTCACATCGTCATGTCCGTTTCGGCTGAAGGCCGTGGTCACTATCTCACTGTTCGGAATATGCAGCTTTTTAATAATCGCGTTCACTGCCTGGTTATGGGGCTTCCCGCTGGCAGAGTAAATACCAAGTTCCTTGGCTATCTCTGTGCAGTCATAGAGCCTTGGCATGTCCTCTTTATCTGTAAGGAGCGGTGCTTTGACTTCATACCCTAAATCTGTGTACAGCCGTTTTACCTCCGCTGCCACATATACCGGTTCTACCTTTGCCTTCTCCAACGTGCTCATGACGTTCTTCACCATCATGTTGACGGAGGAAAGCGGTAAGCGCTTAGCCTTGTCCTGCTTCTCCTTCTTTGGCATCTCATAGGAACCGGTCTTGCGAAGGGATGGCAGGACTTCCATGGCAAGCCACTGCTGATACTTCAACGCCCGGTCATTTCCAGCTTTAAAGCCTAGCATGTAAAACAAGCTTTCGGGAATGTAATCATCTTTCCCCACTTCTGGGGAAAATCCCAGTTCCCTGCAAAATGAGTTAAGCCGCTCCCATTTCACATATGTTTTACCGTTCTTTTCCTGCGTCCACCCATACCCGATGGCCGTATCCTCCGCATTGACGGAGATACTATCATCCAGATTCAGGATGGTGCGTACTCTAAATCCTAATTCTCTTTTCTCAAAGAGCTTAACTTCTTTCATTTTATGTATCCTCCCTCTTTGTTGCACTGTGCAACTCATGTGTAAAAAAATATGCTTGAAATTCTTCTGGCTTAATGCGTAACAAACCCGCCAGCTTTTCGGCCTCATTTAAATCCATTGGACGGATATTGTTAATTTTTTGGTTAGCAGTAGGTTGCGCTATTTCAAGTGCCTTAGCTACATCCTTTTGTGTTAGGCCACATTCAACAAGTCTGCCTTTAATCTTATTTGTATTTAGCAATGACATCACCTCTCTTTCATGATGATGATTGTAGCACTGCGCAACTTTATTGTCAATAGCATTGTGCAACTTTTTTTCAAAATCTTCATTGCATCTATTGCGCTGTGCAATTTTATGTGATATAGTATATAAAGGAGGTAGTCATATGGATGTACATGAAATTGGAAATAGAATAAAGCAGGCTCGAACGCTAAGGAACTGTACTTTGGATGACATCGCGAATGAAATAGGTGTAGCTAAATCTACAATACAAAGATATGAAAACGGACTTATTATTAAGCCAAAGCTTCCTGTTCTCCAAGCAATTGCGGATTCATTAAATGTTAATCCCGCTTGGCTATCCGGTCAAGAAGTTCCCATGATTATCGATGAATCACTAAACAGCATTATCAATAACAGACTAAAAGAGTTAAATATATCCTTAGATTATGTAGCAGAAAAATCTGGAGTTTCACTACACTGGTTACAGAAAATCGACTCTTTTATTCCAGGAGAATTTGGTGATTATGAAATCGGATACGATTGGATAACTAGAGTAGCAGATGTCCTTCATCTTCCCGGCAGTAAGCTAAGAGCCGCTCTTGCAAAACAAGAAGTACCTATATATGAAGGGCCGATGTTAACAGCGGAAGAGGCTTTTAAACAAGCGCAGGAAGGCCCTATTGCGCCTTATACCGAATCTGGGATTGATAAACAAGGAAAACTACAATGTCGTACCGAGGATGGCACTCATGAAATAACCAGCGTAAATGAAAAAGCGCAACAATTGCTTGGAAGTTTCATCTTATTAAACAATGCTGGTCAGGATAAGGCTCTTGAGCAGGTAACCTTACTAACTAAGATACCTGAATATCAAGATACTAATGCAAAAGATATAGGAAGCGCAACTATTATAGATTTTCAGCCTCGGCGCAACAGTGACCTGTTTGTTATCCCCTACTACCGTGGTGGCGTATCAGCTGGAACCGGAATCTTCATATTAGGAAACGAAGCCGAAGATGATATAGAAATTCCTAATACTCCGGATTACCAAGGCGCAGACTACGCCCTAGATGTAAACGGTCATAGTATGGAACCTGATTATATGGACGGTGATATCGCCTTGGTAAGCCAGAATATGGAGATGCAGGTAGGTGATATAGGTGTGTTTGTTGTGAATGGAAGTGCCTACATCAAGGAACTCGGAAAGAATGAACTTATCTCCCGTAATAAGGATTACCCCAATATCCTTATACGCGAGGAAGACAACGTTGTATGCATGGGGAAAGTAATTGGAAAGATGATGGATTAAAATAGCCTATGGCTTTTTAATAAAATGTCACAGCCAAAAACTAAGGAGGGTTTGTTTATGAGAAAAACAAAATTATTTATCGCCACGCTTGTAATGTCCATGGTACTGAACAGCACCGCCCTGGCCGGAACCTGGACCCACACCCATGAAACCGAATGGAGTATCAATACTTATGATAATCTGTGGTTTTATGTCAAAGACAATGGGGAGTATGCAGAAAACGAGTGGATCCAGGATGACGACGGTACATGGTATTGGATTGATGCCGGTGGTACACTGCCCTCATGGGCCGGTGTGGCAACCGATGGCAGTCTATACGATTCAACCGGAAAATATATAGACATGACCATTGATGGCAGAAAATATGCATCCGAGGATTTATATAATCAGCTTCAGGAGGGCATGACCTACGACCAAGTAGTGTCAATTCTGGGAAAAGAACACGAAATAAGGAATACAGAGCGCCGTCAAATTGGAAACCAAACATATGATTATTTGCAGACAGCATGGTATTCGCAAGATGCTGAATCAGATATTCGTATAACATTCAAAAACGGGATACTTCACGCACGTCATGCAACATGGAGGTAGTGTATATGAAAAATATAATCCTTGCCATTACTCTGGCAATCACAATGCTAACGGCGTGTGGAAGTAAGGCGGAGGCCACCGCGGACTTAACTGGCACATGGACATCCGAAAAATCAGGGGATAGCTATCAGGAGGCCGTGATTATGGATGGATACATTGAAATTAACTGGATGTCCAAAGACAGTAAATCATTGTACTGGGCCGGGACATACATTGCCCCAGAGTCTGCTGTAACTGAATATTCCTGGACATCTGAAAATGACAAGGATAAGACAAGTTCCGCCCTACTTGCATCTGGAGATGATACCAAGGACTTCACATATAAAGACGGTGTGATAAGCTATGAGGTTTCAGCTATGGGAACCACAAAGACCATGAAACTCACAAAATCAGAATAAGCAAAAAGCCCCTGTGCTACCAACACAAGAGCTTTTCACATAGATTTTCTCTTACCAGGCTACCCCCGGAAGATAATCCAAACATAGACACTTGGATTATATCATTCCTGGAGCGTCCTGGCAAGGGGCGTATTAATTTTACCCAAAATCCGTTGCGGTATCGCAACAACACAGGAGGAATGATACTATGCCAGCATACTATGACGACAAACAAAAAACGTATTACTGTAAATTTTATTACACTGACTGGACAGGCCAGCGCAGGCAAAAGTTGAAAAGAGGCTTCCCCAGGCAGAAGGATGCAAAGGATTGGGAGCGTAACTTCCTGCAAAAGCAGCAGGGTACCCCGGACATGACCTTCCAGGCACTCTATGACCTCTATACAGAGGATATAATGCACAGGCTCAAACAGTCTACTATAAGAAACAAGAGAGCCCCTTATGAGCGCTATATCGTTCCATATTTTAAAGAAAAGCGCACAAATGAGATTACCCCTGCCGATATACGCCAGTGGCAATCCAAAATACTGTCCAGCAAATTGAAAGACACATATCAACGTCAAATATACAATCAGCTCAATGCGGTGCTTAATTTTGCAGTACGATACTATGGTCTACCCCGGAACCCTTGTAGCATTGCTGGTCCCATCGGAAAAGCCAGAGCCAGCAGAATGAATTTCTGGACACTGAATGAATTCAACACATTTATCGACTCAATACGAAATCCTCACCTCTATGCTGCTTTCATGACACTTTACTACACTGGTATACGCTGCGGTGAGTTACTGGCCCTAAACCTGGAAGATGTAAACCTGGACACTGGTACCATCCGTATATCGAAAACATACCACCGCATTAACCGGCAGGACGTAATCACGTCACCTAAGACTGGCAACAGCGTTCGTGACATTACTATACCACCATTCCTGGTCACCTGCTTGTCAGATTATGCTGAGCGCATTTATGGGATAGAGCCTAAGGATAGGCTCTTTCAGACCACGCAAAGTAAACTAATCACTGCCATGAATAAATATAGCACGATATCTGGGGTTAAGCGCATTCGCATCCACGATATCAGGCACAGCCATGTCTCGCTGCTCATAGATATGGGCTTTACTCCTCTTCTTATCGCTGAACGTATCGGCGACACCGTGGATATGGTTAACAATATATATGGACATCTATATCCTAATCGCCACAGTGAAGTAGCTGACAAGTTACAGCAATTAGTATCAAAATAGTATCATTCATACATTTTTAAGCCTGATTACACTGATT